AGATTCACTTTTTGTACCTATCAATGATAATGGATGGACAGAGATTTCGGCCTCTGCCGTTACTGGATTGTTTACCAACAATGGGCCCCAGACTGCGTTTATTCTTGAGTCTGATACTGATCCTACATCCTCAGTTAACAATGGCCATCAGTTAGCTCGTTCTGATTTTTACCGTTACAGAATCACCGGCAGTCAAAAAATCTTTGCCAGATCCAAAAACGGAGCAGGAACAATTGTTGTCACACCGGATTAATTATGCTTGAAAAAGATAAAAGTCTTGGTGGGGGTATCAATGAAGTTAATGTAGACGGCGACTATACCATTATAGGTACCGAGTCTTTTATCTGGGCTACAAATTCACCCACGATTACCTTTCCGGGTGCCAACACAGGTTCCTTTCCTATTATTCACATACGCACACTTAGCGGTGTGACCACCCTGGCTGTAGCGGCCGGCACAATAGAGGTTACTACCGTTGCCAACGGATCCGCTGTCTCCATGGCGCCACGAAGATCAGTTAATGGATGGTTCCAGATAATTTAGGGATTAAAAAATGGCATTAAAAAGCAATATCGATGCCCAGCAAAGAGGATTCTGGTTTTCTCCTGCGCCTGCAGGAAAGTCTGAGTTTGATGGGAAAACCCCTGAGCGTCCCAAATCAACCATGCAGGAAGCGATTGATGAGGCTGTTGTGCTTGATCCAGTTCCTGGTCCGGGTCAAATTGCTGTTGTGTCCGGTATTCAGGGGGGAAGTTTTCCCACGGGATTCATTCTTTCTGACTTTATTCAATTCGACGGTCGAAATGTATCCATAACTACTTCCGGTGCAATTGCTATCGATTTAGCCTCTTTTCTTCAATTAACTCTTACCTCATTAGTCAATACACAAACCGGGGGTATTTGTTTTAATGTCGATGGTAAAGAATCAGTAGGAATTGATTGTTCTTTTATCAGTGTGCCGGAAAACGGTATTGGAGTAAAAATCTCAGGTACTGTAGACGATTTGTTTTTTGATCTCAGTCAAATCATTCTGGCATCTGATGGTGGTATTGGTATTGATATGACCGCAAGTATGACCACGCCTATTGATATGAATCTCAACGCTGTTTCACTGGATGCGGACAATGTTACTTTTTGTCAATGTAATCCAGTCAGTCCAACGGATACGTGTGTTATTGAGATCTCGTCGATTAAAAAAACTGCCTCTTCAAGCAATACGACTGCTTTTAATATAAAGAACGGTACACTGATTATTGAATCGGGAAATATTGAGGCAGACATCGCATTAAGGGTGGGGGGATAAATGGCTACTGCTAATATAATTAATGCGCGTATAAAAGGAGACATTACTGTTGATTCCGGAGGCACCTTACATTGCCTGGTTCTCGAACATTCCACAGGTGCTCTTATCAATAACGGCACAATAAACGGCATTATAGGTGGGCAATACTTTGGAACCTATCAACAAAAACATGTAGAGGAGCGCGTACTTTTAGGTGAAAGTTTTATTATACAATCTCCCACAGGACTGGATGCACCCTTGCAACTCGAATTTGGTCCAGCACAATTTGGACCATCAGATCCTGTTCAGATAGATGCGTTGGGAAATGTGAGAATTAACCAAACTGATCAATACAACATCAGTATTGATCTTCAGTATGGACGTATAGGCGCTGGTTCTTTCTCATTGCTTTTTTTCAGAGTACTGATTGACGGGGTTCAAACAGGCCGTTCACATTCGGCAAAGATAGATAACACCAATTCAAATCTCCCGGTAGAATTTTCAATTCCTTCCAAAATGATTTCCGGTCAAATACTGACGGTAGAGATATGGCGGGACAGTTCAGGATTTAATGCAGGGAGTTTGTTCCCGGAGGTACCGACACTCGCAGGCGCAAATGCCACGCCATCGGCTGTGATCAGAATGACAAGAAATCGATTGGTCACAGTGCCTGAAGTCATTGTTTTTGATTACACCGTGTTACTTAATGAGACAGGCGTCCAGGTCAATGCAGCCGGGTTTGTAACTGGCTGGAATAATGCCGGAGACAGCCAATTTGATTTAACTACAGTCATAGGATCGGCAACAAGTCTTGTGCTACATCAGTCGGGGAGTGCCTTGTTCTATGGCGCGATTAATGACTATATTTCTACCCCCAATAGCGCCGCTAATCAGATTACTGGTGATATTGATATCCGGGTATTAGGTGTAACGGCAGTTAATTGGGCACCATTGGTTAACGAGACACTGGTTTCTAAATTCGAAATACCCGGAGAATTCGCCTATTTATTTAGAATTGGTGACGGGGGGATTCTTGAGTTGATAATAAGCGACAACGGTAGTATAGGGGTTGTGGGCGCTAGTACAGTCCCAACAGGGTTTATTAATGGTACGAAACACAGCTTACGAGTCACACGGCTTAATTTTATTAATATAACTCAATTTTTTACTTCTGAAGATGGTGTTGTATGGACTAAATTGGGCGAGGATGTATTTCTACCCAGGACTAGTATTTTTGATTCCCTATCCTCTGTTGAGATTGGTTCTAGAGAAGGAGGAACTTTGGAACTGTTTCGGGGAGCTATTGAAAGAGTTGAAATATTCCGGGGAATAGACGGTACTTTAGAAGTGAACTTTGATGCACGTAACGGGGGTTATTCCACAGGCAAGACCACTGATATGTTCCTGTCGCCCATTACCGGTGAGACATACACCATGCACGGTGACACCTTTATACAAAACTCCGGTGTACCTATTATCAACTCTATTGGTGGTGCGGCATTAACCTCCGGTGCGGGTATTACCATTACTGTACCGATGACGGTATTTTTCATAGCAAAGACACATCAACTAACAGGCGTGCCCCAGTTTTTTACCGCTGGATTAAGCAATTCGAGTGAAAACCCTACTACAGAGATTACTATTGGCAACGAATTTACATTTAGTGGTGGCGTATCAAGATTAACTGCTGGACCCGCAGATACCAGTCTGCGTCTGCACATCATTCGCTATAACGGTGATGCTACAAGTAGCTATGAGGTTGACGGTGTTGGACTTGCGACAGGGGATGCCGGTGCCGAGGATTGGGATTATGCGACAATTCTGGCAGAACTCAGTGGTATTTTTACAATGCTGGGTTCTATTGGTGAGCTAATTGTCTATAACAGGGAATTAACCAACGTCGAGGTAGCGATTGTAAAAGCGGCCTTAAAATCCAAATGGGATGGACTGGATTAATCACTGATATCCCTAAAATTTCAAATAAATGAAAATAATGCCACAAACTGTATAATGCTTCCATGCCAGTATGTAAAACCATCAGAAGACGCCATCGAAAGATCTGTATAGGGGATCTTGATAATCTGGTTAAATTGCAGAACCGGTCTCTTACAGCGCCTTCAAGTGGAGTCGATGCCACTGAAGAGTTTACCGACTTCCAGGCCAATCCCAATGTCTATGCCCTTATGGAGACAGTCAATGGCAAGGAATTTTTCGACGGGATAGGCACAGTAATCAATATCACACACAATATCTACATCGGTTTCATAACCGGTGTGACTGCCGAAACATGGATTGAATTCGATGGCAGGCGTTTTGATATACTGGATGTAGAGGATTTGGATGAGCGTAAGGAATTTCTGAGACTTATCTGTAATGATCGTGGTGACAAGCTTAAAGTTGCTTCAGGTGCCTGATATAAGAGGAATTATAAATGGCTATATTACTTCTTAGTGTCCCTCATACAGGCACTCGTTTTGCTATGTTATTTCTGGATACCATTGGTGTGATCTATCACCGATACCATACGGGCGCGGAAGACATGGAAGAAATAGCAGAGCATGTTAACCCCGGAATAGTTATCCCCCTGCGTGATCCTCTGTTGTGTTGGATGTCCTCATATAAAGATTTTGATGGGAATAAAAATCAGTCCATGACAACCCTAAAAAGCGTTAAGGGTTTTTGGGAGTGTCTGGACAATTGCATACTTGAGCAAGAACATATTTTCCTAAGACTTGATACGAATGATAGAGAGGCAGAACTAGCCAAGGTAGCAGAATTTTGTGGTGCTTCTGTTCCGGCAGAAAACTTTACATGGGAACACATAGGCAGCAGTGAAATAGTGGCTACACAGGAATTGTGGGAAGAGTCGGATTACAGATACAAGCCTGTGGTAGAAAGGGAATTAGCACCGATCAGGGAGCAGTATGGCTACATTTGATGTCACCATTTCAATGCGAAGGCACACAGTGTCAGGAACGCTTGCTCATAGAGGTGAGCTTAATGCTGTGCGTGATTATGACCCTAATACTGGTTCTCACCACCCAAGAATATTGTTGATTCATGTTACAGGAATCCCTTCAAAATATGCCACCGTACAAATCTCAAGACGTAAATTTAAGAGGATGATGGAAGAACCACATCGTGATCCTTTAGATGTGCATGAGCATTTAAGAAACAGACAGTTTAGACTTCGCATAGGTCAAATGCCCGTAGCCGCCAGACAAGAGTTAATGAACAACAAAGAAATAGCAATGACATGGCCTCAATTTAGAAGTCTGCTGGGTAAACGAATTATAGGTGATCGAAATAACCCTGAATCAGATACTTACACTACACCAGTGGATGATGATTTGTAATGGCTACCATCACCCGCTTTATAAGAACCAGTGCTGACTCTGGTGGTACAGGAGCTAATAATACTGATAGCGGTGGTACTCACGCTTACGATTCTTTGGCTAATGCAATTATTGGGGAAGATGGGGTAGATCATTCTGGCAACGATTTAATACTTATCTGTAGTGTGGGTTCTGGTAGTGCTGCTGATACTTCTATTGCTTATTTCAACAATGCTAATTGGTCTACCCCTCCTGATAGTATTACAGTGCAATCTGCTGATGGTATTTCTGCTACCTATGACACTGCGAAATATAGGTTGGAAGGCGCATCAGGCTATAGTGCTACACTCAGGTACGCAGTTAGCACTGATTTTACGGTAGAGGATTTACAGGTAAGTGTAACGGGATCGGGCAGCACTGCTTCTGGAATTTGGTTTATACCAGTCGCTACTAGCATAGGCATTATTAGAAGAAATATAGTAAAGCAAGGCAGTGCGGCTCACAACAGATTTGGGATACGGGTTAGTTCAATAGAAACATCAGGCGAGGAATGCGACATTGTTAACAATGTCGTTTACGATTTTACGAATGGCTCCACGGGTATAGGTATTCTTGATAATCATACATTCCTTGGTGGGACTATAGCAATTTACAATAATACAATTGATAGTTGTCAGACAAATCTTAGCTCAGGCTCTAACAGTGGTGGGGCAGGAGTAATACGAATATTCAACAACTGTCTGACAAATGGTGTAGGTGTTGATTACTCTGAGAATTCTTATGCTGGCAGAACAACTGACAACAATGTAACCAGTGATGCTACTGGGCCTGATTCTGCTCATATAGATAAAACAATTACTTATGCTGATGCTGGAGGAAAAGACTTTCAGACATCTGATTCTGATATAGTAGGGCTTGGTACGGATTTAAGTGCCGATGGAACCTATGCATTTGACATAGATTTATTATCTGTTAGTAGGGGTGGGGTATTTGATATCGGAGCATTCCAGGATGTGTCAGCGGCTGGAGGAGATTTACTTTTGACAAATCGTTCAATTGCTAATTACGGTGGTATGCGACAATGATAGTTACAGCAGGAAAAACAAATGTTTCTGTGTATTATTATATTGTTCAGGATGCCAGCGCGACCAGTCCCGGTGAGCCCGTTACAGGACTTTTGTTCAGTGACATAGAAACCGGTGGTTCAGCTTCCTACGTTCGCCAGGGAGCAGCACGGGTTGATTTGACTTTAAAAACTCTGGCTAATGCCGCTGTTGCACATGACGATGGTGGGTTCATTTTAGTCGATGATACTAATATGCCGGGTTTATATCGTTGTGATTACCCTGATGCGGCTTTTATTACAGGGGTAGATCAGGTCTTTTTGCAGATTGTTGTAGCTTCGGCCAACAATGCAGTTGCGGCCCCGATATTAGTAGATATCACCGATGTTGATTTACGTAATGCGGTAAACGGTGGTATGAGTGCTTTACCTGCTTTCGATGCAGACGCGGCTGGTGGGCTCCCTATCTCAGACGCTGGAGGTCTAGATTTGGATGCTCGACTAGATGCTGCTATTACTTCACGATTAGCCCCGACTGTAGCCAGTAGAACTCTGGATGTCACTACCGGCGGAAACGCAGGGCTTGACTGGGGTAATATCGTAAATAAAACCACCACTAATATCTTGTCAGGAACCACAATCGGGACAGTGACCGCATTTTCAACAGCCGCTATATTGTCTATCTGGAATCAATTGACTGCAGCTCTTAGCACAGCATCCACAATCGGTAAATTACTGGTTGATAATATCAATGCAACTATATCCTCAAGAATGGCCGAGGCGAGTATTAATACCACGGGAGGCAAGGTTGATGGTGTAGTTCTGGTAGACACTACAACCGCTAATACCGATACAGCGGCTATACTTGGAACTCCAGCGGATATAGATTCGGGTGGCGCAACCATAGCAGATAATCTTAAAAAGATTGCAGATAATAATGGTGGTGCTGATTTCGTCGCAAGCACAGACTCTCTTGAAGCTATAAGGGATCGTGGAGACGCCGCATGGACTACAGGGGCTGGCGGTACACCACCAGACTTATTGCAAAGCACAACTATTACCGGACTGACCTCACAGACTGTTTTCAATCTAACTGCAGGGTCAGCGGATGATAACGCATATAACGGTGCAATAGCTGTTATCACAGATGCTTCTACTTCAACACAGAAAGCCGTGGGTGAAGTAGATACTTATGTGGGATCTTCCAAACAAGTCACGCTTAAATTGGACCCTGGTATATTTACCATGGCCAACGGTGACACAATTGATTTGATTGCCGCACCAAAACAATTAACTACTATTGAGGCCGATACAAATGAGCTTCAAAGTGATGATGTTCCCGGACTGATAGCGGCTCTTAATGATTTTAACCCCTCTTCTGATGCGGTTGCTAATGTCACTCTGGTTGCCACTACAACGCTTAATTCAGACATGAGGGGTACGGATGGCGTTGACACAGAAACGATGCGCGGCACAGATGGGGCATTAACTGACAAAGCAGGATTTTCTCTCTCCACTGCCGGAATACTGGCAATCTGGAATCAGCTTACAGCGGCCCTTACCACTGCATCCACCATTGGTAAACTATTAGTAGATAATATCAACGCAACCATTTCCAGTAGGTCCACTACTACGGCTGTCACTGATATTCAAAGCAGGATTCCTACTGCATTGATCAGTGGTAAAATGGACTCTGATGCGACAGCGCTTGGTGGAAGTACAGCAGCAGCTGATAATTTGAAAGAATCTGCTGAACTTATTATTGTGGTTACAGTCACCGGTGGAGGTTCGGCGACTACGGTTATTGCCAGTGGGTTGAGCGCTTTCACACCGGATAATATATTGAATAGCAGACAGGTTTATTTCAAAGATGGCCCTGCCAAAGGAGCCACCAGTAATATCATTGCATTTGATGCAGGTACCGAGGAACTGACTTTCGGTTCTATTTCTGCAATACCTGTTAATGGGAACACACTTGTATTGTCATGAGTAGAATTGGATTAACAGGCACTCCGGCGCCATCAACGATATTTACACCAGCTACGCCTCCTGCTGTTGAGGATAAGGCGCTGTTAGCGGATATTCTCATAGCGTCTTTGTTTAACAGCGAGATCGCTTTATCCCCGTTACTGGATACCGAAATTATTTTAAACCCGCTACTGGATACAGACACGACCCTGAATTAAGTTATTATGTTTAAAACAATGGAATTAGTTTAATGACTTGTATAATTACCCTGAATCCGGGAAGTACCTCTTTCATCAATGTTTTCGTGCGGGAGCGATCGATAGACTCTGTGACTCGAGACGAGGTGCTTACGCCGGTAAATACGGCTACTGTTACAGTCACTATCAAAGATAAAGATGGTGTGGACATAACAGGTGTTACTTTCCCTCTGGCAGTTCCGTTTGATGCAAATGGCAGTTATTCAGGAACTATTCCCAGTGCCCTTAATATAATTAATGGTGAACCGGTTGATGTTTTCATCGATGTAACGGATTCGGGAAGAGATTACGAGGCCGAGCAGGAAGTCTTTCCATCAATACCGGAACTGTGTCTATGACATTCGAATTCAAGGTAGATAAAACTAACCGGAAAGTTGAATTACAGATCAAAAATCTAACTGAACTGACCACAAGAGGTATCAGACAGGGATTTTTCAGGCTGGGCTCTGCTCTGAAGAAGGACTTGAATGATCAGGTTCTGGAGAAGAACAAGACCGGTAAAGTCTACATTGTCAGAACCAGAGGTGGTCAACGGGGATCAGGTCGGGCAAGAAGGCACCAATCATCGGCCCCTGGGCAAACACCCGCTAATCTGACTGGTAACTACAGACGCAACATTGGCTATCAGATTCACGGCTCTGATCAATTACAATTCGGTATCAGGGATGGCGCAGAATACGCTACTTTTCTGGAGTCCGGTACCTCACGTATGCGACCAAGACCGGGACTGGGCAATACTGTCAAGAAAATGCAGGGTCAGGCCAATGAATACTTTTCTGATTCTCTGAAAAAAGAGTTAACCCATGCAAGGTGAAGAGTTAATCATACAACTGCAGAAGTTTTTGCCCAAATTCACGGATAAATTCAGTTCGAATATTGCTATTGCCTCAATTACTTCATCGGCTTTGTTAGCCACGGCTACTACGTCTGCTGCCCATGGTCTCAGTACAGGCAATGTGGTTAACATAGTTGGGGCCTTGTCTCCTGTGGCTATAACAAGCATCTCGAGAAGCGGCACAGTTGCCACAGTAACCACTACGGATAATCATGATTTAACTGATAAGGTGTTTCCAACAGTAACACTCTCAGGAACATCGGAAGCTATTTTTAATGGAACGTTTACTTTTCTTAACCAAGTCAACCGAAAGACCTTCACCTTTACTGTCGCTGACAGCGGGGCAACCATTGCCACTGGAGGTCAGTTGGAAGATCCCGGTGCTGCTGGTGGCTATGACGGTCTTGTAGCTGTAACAGTTATCAGTACGACCGTTTTTACCTATGCCTTGATCCTTGTACAATCCAGTGCTGCCATAGTGACTAATGCACAGGTAAGGCAGGCTATTAGAATCACGGGGGCCGTAGATCTTGACAGAGCAAAGGTGATGTATACCAAGCAGAGTACAGATGATTTCTGGGCTTTTGTTATTCTTGAGGACGTTATTGTGTCCAAGGACCGTCATGGGTTCAACGATGCTAACAGTAGTGAAGGATCTTCTGGAAGTCGAAGACAGCAAATTATCCAGCCTTTTATTGTTATAGTATATGCTCCTGCTACAGATGATCTTTCAGGAAGGCTTGTGAGAGATGATATGGAAGCTATTGCGCCTGCTATGTACCAGTCTCTGGTTCAGTTTAAACCCGATACAGGTCTGGCAGAAGGGGCCAATATGGGGGTTACTTTTGTTGGTTCAGGCACCATAGAATATGCAACTGCTTACTATGCCTATGGTTTCAGATTCGAGCTTTTGGCCAACATAGAAAACGCAGATACCATTGAACACAGTTTTGATGTAGCATTCAGGGATATTTCATTAACCATGAGTACGAATCTGGGGACCGGGATATTGACAGCCTCACTTGACCTTGATGACGAACCATTACCCTAGATGGAATATCGCGCTATGAGAGTTAAAATCAACAAGCCATTTGGTGGTTATGAAACAGGTCAAATTGTTCCCATTCAAACAAAAGGTGGAATTCCTGCAGATCGGTACTGGCGTGATCGATTAAAAGACTCCAAAACTGACGATTGTATTACCGTTCTTGATGAAAAAAAGTCAAAACCCAAAGGGAGTAGTGACAAATGACAGTTATTTCCAATCCCCGTACCACGGTTAATATCAATTCCGCTGCAGTAGCCATTGTTAACCAACCTCAGAAAATTCTTTGTGTAGGCCCCCAGACCGCCACTGCCACGGCAACTGATTTTGCTTTGAATGTCAATGTCCAGAAAGGAGCTGAGTCTGCTTTACACGGATCAGATTCGATTCTTGCTAACATGATGCGTTTTGCCCGTAAAATCAACGGGGTGAATCAGTTCGATTCCATTGGTGTGGATGATGACGGTAGTGGGGTAGCGGCCACGGGCACCATTGTAGTGACAGGTACGGCTACGGCGACAGGTTCAATCGATGTTACTGCAGGCAGTCGCTCAGACTATAAGGTCAGTGTAGCCATTGTCTCAGGTGATACAGCAACAGAGGTGGGTGACAGCATTGTTACCGCGGTTACCGCCATTACGAATAAAATTCTTTCAGCGTCTAACACGACAGGAACAGTTACTTTCACGGCATTGAATAAGGGCACAATTGGGAATTCCATTCCTCTGGAGGTTGAGGGTTCTGTAGCCGGCATCGTTACTGCTGTGACTACAATGGCATCAGGTGCAACGGATCCTACTCTGACTACCGTATTTGATAATGTCGGGGACTCAAGATATCAGGCGATATTATGGGGATTTCCTGCTGATACCTCGGAGCTCATTACTTTTCTTGACGCTCGATTCAATGTAACCAACGATGTATTGAACGGTGTTGGATTTACAGCTGATGTGGATTCACTGGCCAATCTGGAAAGCGCCAATACTTCGTTGAACTCTCAGTCTTTGACTGTATTCGGATTTAAAAAACAAACCGAAACCGATTATGCAGGCCCTGCAGTAGTTGAAGTACCTGTAATGATAGCCTCTTATTTTGCTGGTATTCGATCATTGAGATTTACTGATGGTGAAGCCATTGCCCAATTTGTTACCACCTCACAGGGCGCTCTGGACTCCTTTGGTGGACCTGCTTTAGCGAGTAAGCCGTATTTTAATACCCCTTTCCCTGATTTATTTGTTGAAATAACCGGGCGTGGCTGGACCTTGGCTGAAATAGCTTCACTTAAAATAGCCGGCGTATCCGTTATAGGCAATAACAGACCGGCAACCGAATTGATTACCGGTGAAGTCGTAACGACTTACAAGACCGATAGCGGTGGTAATCCTGATATCAGTTTCAAGTTCCTGAACTTTGTCGATACAGCCTCTGGTGTCAGGGAGTTTTTTGTTAATAATCTCAATTCAACCTTTGCCCAGTCCAGACTTACCACAGGCGATCTTGTGGCAGGAAGATCCCAGGCCAATGAGGCTTTGATTAGAGCGACTTTGATTGGATTTTATTCTACGCTGGCAGGTTCCGAGTTTGTTCTAACCCAGTCAGGTGAAGCGGCTTTGCAGACTTTTATCAATAATCTGACTGTGGTGATCGATCTGGCTGTCGGATCCGCAACTATCACAATGAAGGTTCCTCTGGTAGTACAGGTACGTTGAAATTTTCGTCCCGTTCGTTGATATTGATTGCCGAGATCTTTGAAATTTCTTTTGGATTTTTTGACAGAATTGTTAATCCGCCTGGAGACAGAGGTAAATTTGTCCTTTGCGATGAAATTATAGGAAACATTAAAAGCCATTTTTACTCACCTTTTATAT